TGATGTGGACGCCCCTACCCCCGGGTGGACACCCCACACACCGTCTCTCGGTCACCCTGTCGTCTGGTCTACCGCGTTGTTAGCTCACTGTCAGGTGGCTGCGCCCGCTACGGCAGTTGGTTCCAGATTTGGGAGGCGAGAGTTTCGGTGTTGCGGTCTTGGTGTCTCAAGGAGGCGAGGCGTGTTGCCCTCTTCAGGGCTGCCTGTCGTGTCTTGTGGTCGTGATGTGGTCCGCAGAGGGGCGACCAGTTGCCGTGGTCCCACATGGCTCCACCGTCGGCGAGCTCCGTGATGTGGTCGACGACGGTTGCTGGCCCGTCGCACACTCTGCATCGTGGGTTGGTGCGGAGGTACTGGGCTGACTCTGTGCGCCACCGTGCGGTGTTGCGTCCGTCTCCGGGGATGATGCGGTGTGCGCCGCTCTTCCGCTTCCGCTGGTGTCCAGCACACCGTCCTCGGTTGGTGGCGAGTTCGTCGCAGTCGAGGGCTGAGCAGCGCATGGGTGCACGGGTGGGCATGTCCCACCCCCCTCGGTGTCAGCGGAGCATAGTGACGGGTACGTCTGTGTCGGTGTCGTCGCTGCCCATGTGGGAGAACGCTTTGATAGTGCCAACCTGGTCGAGGCCGATGCTGGCGTCCCGGTATTTGGCGACGATCGCGTTGTCGGTGGTGTGCACGGCGTCGGCTTCGTAGTTCGCTTGGGTGGCGGACTGCCAGTCGAAGACGTACGCGTTCACCTCGGTTTCTGAGAGGCGGACGCCGAAGCGTTTCCCGCCGGTCCCGTCGGGGCCGTAGTAGTCGACGGCGTACCCGAAGTACTCGCCAGCGGTGAGCTCGGCACCGAGGCCGAACGTGACGATGACCTGCCCGTCACCCTCTTCCATCACTACTGACGTGAGGTGGCGTGGGGTGAGGGCTTCGGGGAACTCGGTCACGTCTTCGATCGTAGGTGCGACCGGTGACAGGTGGCGGTCGATCCAGTTGCGGAAGCTCATGGAGTCAGCTCCTGTCTTCGATCACTTCGCTCATGGCCTGGTTGATCTCGGCCACTGTCTGGGGGTGCGGGGTGAGTGGTGCCGGCCACCGGTTGGAACGCACGCGATGGCTGCTGATGTCGTCAGGCTGCTGAGCGTCGGATCGCATCGCGCGCCTCGTGCCGGTCGCGACGTCGAGCACCGCGCTTGATGCTGCTGCGTACACCTGCGCGCTGCAGGTACGCGAGGTACTTGCGCCCGAAGCGGCTGAAGGCATCCCACTCAGCGCCAGTGCGACGTTGCCGGTGACCCATGCTCACGGGAGCCTCCTACAGCTTCAAAGCGACGATCGTGACGGTGAACGTCAACGACAGGGTCACCGCTGCCTTCGCTCGGAGGGTGACGGTGACGCCTGCGGCGGTCTGGTTCTTGAACCCTGCGGGTGTGAACTGGTCGGTGCTGAGGATCGCGAGGGGCACGTAGGTGGCGTCGGGGGCTGCAGCGTCGAAGACGACGGGGACGTCGAGTGTGGCGCCGGACGCGAGGGTGACGATGGTCGCTTGCTTGCGGCCCGACGTGACGCCGGTCATCTTGTTCTCGAGAGCGGCGAGGCGGGCTGCGAGTGCCGTGTCCGCTGCGGCGCGGGCGGTCTGCTCTGCCGTGTCCGCTGCCTTGCGTGCGTCGGCTTCTGCTTTCGTCGCGGCGGCTGCGAGTGCAGCGTTCCCCGTGTCGGCGTCAGCTCGTGCGCGTGCTTCCGCAGCGTCGGCGTCCGCACGGGTCTTCGCTTCCGCTGCGTTGGCTGCAGCGCGGACGGTCGCCTCATCGCGGAGAGCCGTTTCGGCGGCAGTCATCCGGTCGGCGAGCTCGTCGTTCTCGGCGGCGAGTTGCGACGTCGCGGTGGTGAGGTTGTCGGCGAGGGCGGTGACTTCCACCTGAACGGCTGCGAGGTCCGACCCGACCTTCTGCACGGCCGTCTTGGTGGCGGTGTCCGCGTTGCTGTTCGCGGCGAGTGCGGTGGTCAGGTCGGTGAGGTTGCCGGTGATGGTGGCGATCTGCCCGGTCTGTTGTGCGACGAGGGCTGCGAGGTCGATGAAGCGTGGGTCGCGGTTGATGACCATCTGTCGGGCGTTCTGCGCGAGGGATGCTGCTTGCTTCGCTTCGGTGAGGCCGGATCCGAAGTCGCCGCGTCTCATGCTCGAGCCACCGACACGATCGCGTCGGACCGGGATGTGACGGACAGGTCCACGTCGGTGTCGCCTGCGCACCAGACGCTCATCCAGGAGCCCTGCATCACGAGGGATGCATGCCCGTCACCGGGGGTGACGGATGTTCCCTTGCGGGCGTACACGGGGTCGTCTCCGTCATGGGCGATGACCTGCAGGTTGCTGTTCCCGCGGTCTTCCATGACGACGTGCACGGTGACGGTGGTGCCGGCGGTGACCGGGAACTCGTACGCGCCTTGCTGGTCAGCGGTAATGGTGTGGTCTGCCATGAGCGCTCCTGATCAACGCTGGTGGTTAGTCGACGGTGATGCCGAGGTTGCGGATGGTTTCCACGACTTCGTCGCTGTACATGCGGAGGCCGCGTGCTTCCCATGCCGCTTCAACCTGTTCGGTGGTGAAGGTGAAGTCGGCGTGTGAAGTGTTCTGGGCGATGAGGGTGAGCTGCTGTTCGATGCCGGCGAGCAGTTTCAGCTTGGCGCTGCGGTACTCGCCGAGGCTGAGGTCACCCGCGGTCATCGGTTGCGCCTGTTCAGCAGCTGAGCGAGGGACATCCCGATGCTCATGCCTCCGGTGAAGATGGCGACGAGCGCGAGGACGAGCGGAGCGACGTCGATCGTCATGCTGTCACCGGTTCCGGGTCGCCGTACGTGGTGGTCTTGGTCACCGTGGCGAGGGTCACGTCGGGTTCGAGCATCGCTGCACGCATGTTCGACTCGATGCGGTGGAGTTCGTTGACCGCTTCGGCCTGGTCGACGACGTACGAGCTGATCGCTTTCCCGCCACGAGCGACGGTGTACACGGTCTCCTTGATGGGCTCAGGCACGTTTCCCTCCCCGATCGAGGTACGGGTCGAAGGTGAACCCGATCGTGGGGTGCCAGCTGGTGTCGCGTTCGTGGAAGCCGCTGGTGTCGTGGAACTCGCCGCCGGCACCGAATCGGTTGACGGCGGTCGTGACGATGGGGGAGAGCTTGCGCTCGGTCCGGCGGGTCTCCGCTCGGGCCTGCTGGCGTTGCAGCATGCGGGATGCTCGCATCGTCGCCTCCTCGGTGGTGGTCGGCCGGTCTCGTCTGGGTTCCGCGGTGCCAGCAGCGGGTTACTCAGGGTCACGGCCTTGAAGGGTCCTCGTGCTCGCGCCGCGATCGTTAGGTTCGCTGTGCGGCCGGTCCCAGAGCGAGGTGCGGGATCGGCGGCTAGGTGCGGTGCTGATGCGTGTCGGCTGGCAAGAGGAAGTGTGGGGGCACAGCAGAGCGGGCAGAGGCGGCCGAGGGGTGTTTTAGGTCCTCGTCAGGGCGCATGCCCGCTCGCTGGCGGGGCGGTAGCTTTGCTCGGGTTCACCTGGCGGGCCACTGCATGAAACCGCTCAGCCGGTCTACTGGAACGCAGCGCCGAACCGGCAAAGGCGACTGCGAGCGATGACCTGATCGCCTATCCCCGTAGCTGCACGTGGAAGACCGGCCCAACCAGTCTTGTCGGCGTTCAGGGACCTTTGACGCGTGAGCGTCCTCCCGAACCATGCGGAAGTCGAACCGCGGTTGTTGTCGCAGGCGCGGTGTGCTGCGGGTAGGTCACCACCACCATGTCGCCGGAGCCAACCCGAAGTGGCTCCGACAGCCCCATCCCAGGAGCGCTCATGGGAGAAGCCCCGACCTGTGAGGATCGGGGCTTCTCGATCAGTGACCCTGATTCTTCTCAGAGATCACCTACGTGATAGCAATTGTGCCACAAAAAGTGTCACTTGTGACGTGTTGCGGGCATGGTTCGGCCAGCGTGTCGCCGGGCTTCTACGTGGTCGTCAGCTCTTCGGCTTTTTCGGTGAGTTCGTCGCCGAGTTCCGCGACCGCTTCGAACCCGACCCACTCGGTCGCGGAGCCGATGATCTCCGGGCATGCCCTGCATGTTGCGCGCGGCCTGATCGGGTGGTCGTCGACTTTGCGGTACTCGACGATGATCGGCCACCGGAACGTGTCCCCGTTCTGGTCGGTCCAGTACTCGGACCGGCAGACGGGGCAGCGGGTGCGGATCTCGAGCCGTTTCGGTGGTTCGAGTTGGCTGCGGATGTTCCGCACCCACCGGCGGAGTTCGTCCTCGTACCAGGCGAACGCGTCCGTCTGTGCGGCGACCGTGAACCGGATGTACCAGCGTCGCAGCGACCCGGACACGTCGTCCTTGTCCCAGGTGGCGCCGAACGTGGTGCACCAGCCGCGGACCGATGCGGTGACCAGTTGCCACTCGGCGAGGGCTTCCGACTTCACCATGTTCCGTTCACGGGCGGCGACGGACTTCGATCCGCCATCGTTGCCCGCCGACGGGGTGATCGACGCGTACAGCTGATCCAACAGGCTGGGGTGCTGCACGGAGTGAATGCCGATGTACTCACCATCGTCGGACTTCTGCGTGATGTGCTCCGTGGACGGCTTCGTGAGGACGTCCACCACGTCGAGAAGATCAGTCACCTGTGCCGCCTTCCTCGGTTCGAGCAAGGAGGATCTGCAGGCATTCCACGCAGGAGGTTGCCGATCGGCTGACGGTGAGCGGCTCGATTTCGGCGTATTCGCCTCGGTCCTGGTCCCACGCAGCAGGCGACGGAACGGGCGTGCCGTCGATCGCCGTCGAAGCCCCGTACGGTGCGAAGTGCTTGACCGCGACCTCGTCGCCGTCGTACTTGCGAGGGTCATCGTTGTACCTGGTGAGGTCGTACGTGGACATGATCGCCTCGGCCACCTTCTCCAAGTCAGACCGCAGTGCCTTCATGTGCGCAGACTCGGCCGCCGGCGTGGTCTCGAAGATGTCGGCGATGACCCCGGAGCTGCGCTCGGCGATGTCTGGACGAAGCCACTCCCTCGGAATGTCGATCTCCTCGAGGATCGAGGCGAGATCCTGCCGGATGTCCTGGTACGCGAACGACTGCGCGGCCGACGACTTGCTGATGTCAGGTGTGTAGGTCATGCTCTTCCTCCTGCTCAGAACGGCGTCTCGTCGTTGAACCCGTCACCGGGCGCGGACCAGACGTCGTTCGGCTGCTGCGAACCCTGCTGCGAGCTCTGCTGCTGACCGCCCTGCTGTCCCGTCTTCGATCGGCGGTCGTCGATGCCGATCGTCGGGTTGCGGAGGACCACGGTCGCGCCGGCGCCGTTCTTGCCCTCGTAGACCTGCACCTCCGGGTCGCCCGAGATCGTCACGTAGGTGCCTTTCTGGACTCGGCGGGCGTAGTACTCGGCGTCCTGGTCCCAGAACGTCGCCTCCGCCCACGTGGTGCCGCCGATGGTCTCGTAGCCGCCACCTTCCTGCTTCTTCGACCAGGAGTGCGCCACCCGGATCGAGAGCACCTTCTTCCCCGTCTGCGTCGTGTTCTGGCGGGGCTCAACGGCCCAACCCTCGACCGTCATCGTTGCGTTGCTCATGCTGCGTTCTCCTTGATGTAGCGAGTGCGAAGGCCACCAGCGGAGATGCTTGTCCGCCGTCCGATGACGTCCGGGAAGATGTGGTGCGTGACCTCGATGACGTAGTTCGGTTTGCCGTCCCATCCCTTGGTCACATCCACGACGCGGACAGTTCGTCCTGATTCGCCGCGGTGCATGTAGGCCTTGTCTGCGAACAGGTCGCCGACTGCAGGCGGCGTGTACTTCTTGCTCATGCTGCGAACTCCTCGGTGTTGATGTGCTTCTGCAGGAGGTCGGGGCGGAAGCCGCCGAACACCTCGTCGGTGAACCCGCCAGGTACGGCCGGGTCTGGGGTCTGCACGACGACGATCGGCGCCGCTGCGATCCCGAGCTCACGGGCGGCGGCGATCACACCGTCGTCCTCCGCGGAGTCGTGGATGTACGGCACCTTGTGCTCCGTCAGCCACTTCTCCGTCATGCGGCACTGCACGCACGCGGGCTTCGAGTAGACACGGACGGTCTGCTGCGTGGTCATGGGATTGTCCTTTCGGGTGGGTTCTGGTTGTTGGTCTGGTGTGGTCACGTGATCGGCTCCCACGGCCACGAGGAGCCGCGGACCATGCGGCGGGGCCAGCCACGTTCGTCACGGTCACCACGCCACCGGGAGACGGCGACGACGTGCCCCTCACCGGTGTTGTCCGGATCGGGTCGGAGACCGAAACCGAACTCCGGCCAGCCGAGCAGCGCCGCGGACCCCCGAGGGCGGAGGTCACGTTCCCCGGATGCGCCCGTCGACTTGCCGGCATGTGCCTCCATGACGAGCGCGATGTTCCGCTCCCGCAACGAGTCGAGGCCGACGATCAGCGGTGCTGCGTCATCGTCGTTGTTGATCGCCTTCGGGACGAGCTTGTACAGCGGCCCGATGAACAACACGTCGGGCTTGTGCCGGTCGATGAGGCGGTGGATCTCCGACAGGTGCGAGCCGCGGGTGATGTCGATGCGGTTCCCGGCGACGATGTTGATCGCCAACGCCGGATCCACCACGCCAACCTCACGGGCCCGTCGAGTGGACCAGCGGACCGCCCGCCGCCACTGCCGTTCCGTGTTCTCCGCATCAACCACAAGCACCTTCACCGGGTCGATCGGTTCGAACGTCGTCGGATGGATCCCAGCAGCCGCGAGAACAGCCAACTGCCGGACGAACGTCGTCTTCCCCGAACCCTCCGGCCCGGTCACAATCAGCCGATCCTTCCGCTCCAGCAGACCCGGAATCACCCAGTCGTACGCATCCGACCCGGACAGGATCTCCGCCAACGTCTTCGTCTGCAGCATCCCCGTCGAGTGACCATCCACGAGGGTCTGCAACCGGTTCAACGCAGCTGACGCAGCATCCATCGGGTCGGCGCCGGCCGCGAGGTCTTCCTGCATCGTGTTCGCCACGTTCCGGGACTCACGTCGCACCGCATCCGCACGGACACCCTGCGCGTACTCCGGAGCAGCGAACGCGTACACCGACGGGTCAGCCCACTGGAACGGCTCCGTGTCGAGCCCACGGACACCCCAGCCAGCGAGAGCCGTGTCCACGATGGCTGCGTCGACCGCGTCGCCCCGGCTGAGACGTTCCACGATCCCGTCGAACACCACCCCGAGACGAGCGTCCGAGAAGTCCACCGACCCGACCATCCCGTGCACACGACCCACCTGCAGCGGGTCACGGATCAGCGCGCCGAGGAGGTTCCGCTCGACCTGCGTGCCGGTCATGCGTTCATCCATGCGTCAGGGTTCGGACGATTCTGCGGCCGGCCTACCGTTCCAGGGAGCTCGTCAGTCCAACGGTCCTTGTTCAGCCATGCGCCGAGAGCGGGAACGAATTGTCGCTCGGTCGTCGCCGCGTACGCGTCCCCGAACCGGATGATCGCTGCCTTGAGCTCCTCGATCGGGAGCCGCTTCGTCGCCTTCTTGAAGCGGTCGAACGCGTCCTTCCGCTCGACCTTCTTCGGCCAGTGCGACCATGCCTCCTCGAAGGGCTCTTCAAGGCTTGGGATGACGAGCTTCGTCACCGCAGGTGATGACTCAATCCCAGATTCAACCCAACCCAACCCAGGGGTGAGCTCCTCCGGAATCCTTCCTGCATCCCTCATGCGTGATGCATGAAGCCCTCGTCGAACCGCGCGAGGGTCGTCGAACGCCGGCAAGACATCCTTGGTGGGGTGCGGCGGCTTCTGGTGCTCAGTCCAGTGCACAGCGGCGATGTAGTCAGTGCCGTCGACCGTGTAACGCGCGACCACCCCGGCCGACTCGAGCTCCGACAGCCACCCGTCGATCGTCTCCGCCGTGATGTCGGGGTCGAGCGGAAAGCAGTCAGCCTTCACGAGCAGCGGGTTGTCCTTACCCTTGCCGTGGTCGTCGAGGTAGCCCCACAGGAGCACCCAGAAGTAGCGCACTGGGATCGGCCACGACGCGACCTTCTCCGAGACGCGGAGCTCGTGCTTGAGCATCCTGGTCTTAGCCATGTTCGCCGCACTCCCTCTTCTGCGCGTCGATGCCCTGCTGGTACCCGCGTCGCCACTCGGACATTCCGTACTCCTCGACCTGGTGGTCGCTGTAGACAGGTCCGCTGTTCGTGGCTGCGGGGTAGCGCAGGTTGTAGTCGTCGATCTGACGCCAGACGACGCCAGCGAAGTACCGGAACTTGTCTCGGAACGGCACGTCGCGGTTCGATGCCGCGGTCGATACGGCGTACTCGAGCGCGGACTGAGGCAAGGTCATTGACCACCATGTGCGGATCGAGCGTTCCCAGTCGTGGGGTAGCCGGTTCGAGCCGATGGATCCGTCCCACGTCAGGTGGAACTCGTCGCAGTAGTCAGCCATCGCGCGCAAGTCGGCGTCCATGTGCGCTGCGCGGTTCGCGTTTGCGAGGACGTACTCGGCAGAGCGTTCAGCGACAGCCGCGACGAGTGGACTGTCGGGGCTGATGGATGTCTTGCCAGAGTTGCAGTCCTTGCATGCGGCCACGAGGTTGTCGGGCTTGTCGGATCCTCCGAGCGCGACCGGGATGACGTGGTCGACGTGCAGAGTGACGTCAGGCGCTTTCTCGCCGCAGTACTGGCAGGTGTGCTTGTCCCGCCGCAGCACCTCGAATCGGGTGCGCTTGCTGACCGCCATGTGACACCTCCTCTTCCTTCTCTGCCATCGCGACGCCGTCGGCGATGGCTTGCTTGATGTCCTCTTCGGGGAGTCCGTGCTCACGTGCGAGGACGACGTACCGGTGCACGTCACGGCCGACCATGTGCAGGTGCGTGACCGCTGCCTGCTGCCTGCCGTTCATGCGGGGACCTTCGTGATCCCGAGGTCGAACAGGCGCTGCTTCGCGTCATCGGTGCGGACCGGCGCCCACTCCTGCTTCACGTTCTCCGTGAACAGCACCCACCGCTTCGAACCCGACGGCGACGGGACCAGGATCGGAACTTCCTCGGATTCCTCAACCCACGACGGGATCGCGTAGCCGGTGGCCCGGGCTTCCTCGCCGTGGCTGTGGACGTGCTCGTGGCAGTGGAGGCACAGGGCGACAAGGTTCGACATGACGTGTCGGCCTCCTCGGGACCGGAACTTTCGGTGGTGGAGGTGCAGGGGCGCGTACGCCAGAGCTCCGCACCGCTCGCACTTGTTGCCGGCCCTCGAGAGCACGATGTTCCTGACCGCTGTTGGGATGTTCGAGCTAGGCATGGATCACCGCCAGGTCGAACTTCTTGTGGCAGCTCACGCACCGCGGCACGTAGTGGGAGAGGTCGGCACTCCACGCACCGTCTGGACCTGTTTGCTCGTCCGGGGCGGCGTGATCGTAGGACCACTGCTTCGCCGTCTTCCCACAGGTCACGCAGGAGTAGTTGCGCGCGGGGCCTCGAGTGTTTCGCAGGCGGGCATGCACTGCGGTGTAGGAAGCCTGAGGACCGGTCCAGTTCGGGTTGAGCTCACCGGCCAGCCGGGGACGCTCGAGGACGATGTCGGGCGATCCGTGACGGCGGACGCGTGTCTGGTGAAGCTTGCAGAGACCATGCGGTCCGTCGTCGGTGTTGCTGCATCCGTCCAGGACACAGACCCCTCGCGCCGGTCGGGCGGGCGCCGACACGCGAGTGATGCTGAAGTGTCCGTTCCGCTTCCACCGCTTGTAGTGCATCAGGCAAACACGTCGACCGGTGGCGAGTGACTTACCGACGCGCTCGCACCCGTCGAGAGTGCAGAGACGCCGGCTCATCGCGGCACCTTCGATCGCTTGACGCGTCCGTTGGAGGGGAGCTCGAGTTTCTTGCGGAGGAACGCGGTCTGCGTGTTGGAGAGGCCGATCTCGGCGGCGATCTGCGAGTCGAGTGCGCCTTCCCCGTTGCGGAGGGCGATGTAGTCGTCGCGTTCCTCAGCGTTGAGGGTGAGTGGGATGGGCGCTTCGGGGATCACCTTGATGACGAGTGCGCGGAGCAGGGTCGACACTTCGATGCCTTGCTTGATGGCTTCCCGGTTGAGGGTCTTGAAGCGTTGGCGGGGGATCTGCACGGTGACGGGAACGTCGAAGTCGTCCATCAGGCACCTGCCAGGAGCTTGACGAGGTCGTCGACCGTCATCGTCACGTACTGGGGACCGGCCTCGGCGATGCCGCGGCGCTTGTGTATGACGAACCCGAAGTCCGCGTCGTCGTTGCCGCGTTCAGCTTCGGCTTCGTTCAGCCACGAGCCGAGAGACATGGTGGCGTGGTTCTTGCACTCGAGGACAACGCGAGCTCCACGCGGGGTGCGGACGCCGCCGATGTCGCCACGGTCGTTCTTGCCGTTCTTCGGCCGAATGTCGATGCGGTCGTCGAGCTCATCGCGGAGGTAGTTCGCGATGGACCGTTCGAACTGCTGCCCGGCTTTGCGGGCTGACGCGTTCGACCTGCGTCGTGGTGTGCCAGTGTTGTTGGACACGCTGGTCTCTCTTCCTGGGATGGAGGGGTTGCGAGGGTGGAGGGGCGGCGGATGTTGGCGCATCTGCCGCCCCGGTTCAGGTCAGGCTTCGCGGTAGGCGGAGCGGATGACGGTGAGGACGTTGTCGGACGCGTGCGCAGCTTTCGCTGCGGCACCGAGTGCGGCGATCGCGTCCTTGTCGCCTTGCGCGTCGTTGAGCTCGGCGAGCCAGTCGCGGCCGGACTCGTCTGGTTCCTGCGTCTCTTCGACGACGGGGGTGGCGTACGCGGATCGGCCGGTTTCGACGTCGGCGAGGCCGAGGGCCCGCCAGAAGGCGTCCATCGTGAAGTTCGGCCAGTCCTTGGGCTCGTCGAGCTGCAGCCGAACCGACCGCACCTTGGAGAGGGTGTACTGGCCGCGCACGGGCATGTGGATGACGGCGTCGACGTCGTAGGGGAGGCCCTTCTCTGCCTTCACCTTCCACACCTTGTCGCCGGTGGGCTTGCCCTTGACGATCTCGGCGACTTCCTCGTACCGGGCGGTGATGATGACGGGTCCGTCGTGGAGGCGGAGGGTGTCGATGATGTCCCGCCAGTGGGTCTTGTGCTTGTTCCAGATGTCGACGCCGATCGTGGCGTCGCCGCCCCGGTTGCCCTTGCGTGCGGCACGCTGGTTCGCGTCGACCTGCGCGTTCTCGCTGATCGTGTCCCACACCTTCGTGCCTGAGTCGACGACGATCAGGGTGGGCTTGTCGCCCTTCGGTTCGGTGGCGGCTTCGTGGATGATCTTCCGGAGGCCGGTGATGGTGCCGTCGTACTCGACGATGTCGAAGTCGGCTCCGGGGATGAGCGCGTACTCGTCTGGATCCTGCTCGCCGTGTCCGACCCACAGGGTGCGGCCGACGAGCTCTGACGCGGATGCCTGCGCTGCGAGGAACGACTTCCCTGCACCTTCCCCGCCGGCAGCGAGGAGCAGCGGCCATGAGGGCTTGCCGGTGGGCTTCCTGGTGGCGATGGTCATGCGGATGCTCCTTCCAGGAACGGCGCCCACATATGCCGCGTGTAGTCGGCAGCGGGCTTGAGGAACGCGTGCACTTCGTCCTCGTCGGCTTCAGTGACGTAGACGGTGTGATCGAGGAGGATGCCCTTGCGTGGAAGCAGGTAGAACAAGCGGAGGTAGTCACGCTCGTCGTCGCCTGCGGTGAACCACTCGGACGCGCTCGGGCGAATCCAGTCGAACCGGTACAGCCAGTTGAGGCCGTCGGTGGGGCTGCCCCATTCCTCGGCGAACTGCTTCCAGCTCTCCCAAGTGTTCGAGTAGGCACTCTGCTGGTCGCCGGTGGCGAAGTAGTTGGAGTCGGGGCCGTAGTAGTCGTGCTCGGGTTCCCAGAGGTGCTGGGTCATGCGATCGCTCCTTCTTGGAACATGAGCCACGTCGGCGGCTGCAGCGGGTCGGGGTTGATGGGGTAGCCGGGCCACTCGTCAGCGGCGGCGCACGCGGCGTACGTCTCGAGCGCTCTTCTGCCCTTCGCTGCAGCGATCTCCGCGAACTCGGGTGCGAGGGAGTACACGCCGACGAGGTACGGGGGTTCGACTTCCGCGACGACGAACTTCATCGGGAGGGTGAAATCACCGGTGACAAGTCCGTACTGGTGCAGGTACCACCACTCCTGAACGTGGTAGCCGAAGTTCGCGACGGTGCGGGCGAAGTCCTCGGGGGATGCACCCTTCGCGGAGCTCTTCAGGTCCATAGCGGTGGGTTCTGGGGCGGTGAAATCGGGGAGGAAGTCGAACCGCGACCTCATCGCGACACCCGTCTCGGGGTCGGTGGCGAACACGGACGCTTCCGCGTTCCCCGGCTGCTCGAACAGTGCCCGTGCGGTCGGGTGGGTGAGGACCGCTTCGGTCATGTCGTCGACCTGCTGCGCGACTGCAGCCTTCACGGGGGTGTTGCCGGCGTTTCGCTGTTCCTCGATCCACTCCTTCGCTGCCTTGGTAGAGGCGGCGCCGTTCGATGCGAGGAGATCGTCGGGGATCGCGACGGTCGGAGCGCCGGTGCCGAGCACCTTCGAGTGCACGGCGGTGCCGAGATCGAACTCCTTCTTCGGGGGCTGCGGGTGGTCGCGGTCCCACTCGTAGCGGGCGGGGGAGTCGAGGAGCTTGCGGGCTTGGGTGGAGGACAGCTCGGGGCGGTAGTGGTACTCCTGCTCGTCGAGGTCCAAGACGATGCCGTTCACCATGTGCGCATCTCCTTCTTCCACTGGCGGAGCATGAGCCAGCGGGTGAACGGTCCGGGGAGGATGGTCCACTCGGCGGGGTCGCTGCCGTTCCAACCGACGGGGATCATGCGGACACCTCACGGGTGATTGCGACGATGTGGTCGATCGCGATCCACTTCGGGACGCTGCCGAACGCGCCTTCCACCTGATAGCCCGTGAGCTGCCCAGTGGCGCGCGACGTCGTCGTTGTGAACTCGGTGCACGTGAACTCGATGACCGGGCCGGTGTCGAGGAAGATCCGCATCGAGAGACGTTCTGCGGCGCTCATCGCTGCACCCCGACTCGTTCGGTGAGGTCGCCGGCTGTCTTCGCCCACCAGACGTCGTGTTCGTGCGAGCCGATCGGGTGGGGGTTCTTCAGCAGGTCGCCGTTGTACGCGGCGACGAGGTTCGCGGTGCGCTGCTCTTCGACGAGCGCGAGGGTCGCGTGGACCTGGGCGGCGTTGATGACGTTGGTGGAGAACTCGTAGGAGTAGAACTCGTTCCGTTCCTCGTCGGTGAGCCCGTCGGGGCGGATGAGGGTGAGGAGGCGTCGTGCTTCGGCGGTGTGTTCTTCGGCCGTCTGCGGCCTTCTCGTGGTGGTGGTCATGTGATCACGCCTCCGTGTAGGGGTGGACCAGAGTGAGCTTGTGCGCGTAGTCCCGCTCGAAGTTCGGGTCGACGGGCCCGATCGATCCTCGGGACATGTCAAGCCAGTGCCAGGTGCCGTCACGGTCGAGTAGGGCGCGTTTGAGGCCGTAGTTCTGACCACTGCGACCAGTGGTGTAGATCCCCTCTGTGGTCGGCAGGACGCACTTTTCGAGGCGCGGCGAGCTGGCGTCTGAAGCAAGTTGAACGACGTAGCTTTCGCCGTTTACTTCGACGATGTCGCCGTTGTTGAGCGTGGTGGTCATGGTGTGTCTCCCTGGGCTGGGTGCGACGTCAGTCGCAGGTGGAAACGTGGTCGTGTTCTTCGGCGCGGGCTTCGGCTTTCGCGTCGGCTTCGGCGTCGTACTCGTACTGGGCGCGGTCGATGACAGCGAGAGCGGCGACCGTGTACGTGGCGTCGGCCAGGTACTCGTCGCGGCCCATGTCGCCGATCTCGTCCCACGTGGGGTGCTGCACGCCGTCGATGACAGGGCCGTACTGGGCTGCGTCACGCTTCTGCAGCGCACGGGCCAGGAGCTCGGTGCGGGACGGGCGGCTCATGCGCGACGGCCTTGGTAGGCAGCCAGTGCGTGACCAGCAATCTCCATGTGACGGAGCGCTTCGACCCGGACAAGTGCTCGCCGGAGGTTCGTAGCCCAACCGCAGGAGTTGTCGTAGAGGACTACAGCGCCCGTGCTGGATCGGATCTCGTAGTGCCAGACCGTCCGGCCGTTCACCTGGCCACCTGAGTAGACGCGCGCCTTGACGCTCATGCGACCACCCCCAGCATCGCGAGGACGTCAGCGGGATCACCGGGGCAGGTGGCGAGGACGAGCGAACGCGCCTTCGCTTTCTCCGCATCGGTGAGCACGAACTCGGGTCGCGGGTCGACCGCGGACAGGTCGGTCGGCTTGTCGTAGCCGTACGCGCCGCTCACCGGTCCGCTCCCGGCATGTTCACGACGGAGTGGACTCGGAGGATCGCGGCGACGAACAGGACCACGACAGCCCACACGAGGACCGGCCACATGAGGGACACGGTCGGGACGCTGGACGCGATCACCGCGACGACGAACGACAGGTACATGAGAGCGGCTGCGGTCTTCACAGGGCACCCCCGCATGCGACACCGACAGCAGCGACGACGAGCGTCAAGCCGACGACGGTGAGGAACGCGCCGATGATGCGGTCCTCGAACCGCTCCCTCCCGCTCATGATGCGGGCCTCTCAGCGGGAAGTGACTGCAGCCACCTCTCACCCTCCTGCTTCGTGATCAGCGGCTTCCGCTTCGCCGGGTACACCGGGATCAGGTCACCGGACGTGATCGCGAGCTTCACCGTCGTCTCTGACAGGTCCACCGCGCGGGCGAAGTTGGGGATGGAGTACGCGAGCTTGTCGAGTACGGGTGTGTCGCTCATGCTGCGGCTCCCATCAGTTCGTGGTGGGGCCGGCCGAGCGCGGTTGCGACGCGGTCGAAGTCGTCGTAGTCGAACGGCTGCGTGCCGTTGAGTTCAGCGACGAGTGTGGGGAGCGGGATGCCGGCTGCGGCTGCGAGGTCAGCGTCGGTGCGGTTCATGGACTGCAGCGACTGCCTGATCCTCCTGGCGGTGGTTTGGCTGGTCATAAGTGCAAGGCTACACCGCACTAGTGACGTGTGCAAGGTCGCACGAGGGTGCTGTGCATCGTTTTAGCCACGGGACGCTGCTAATGTGACGTCGTGGGTATCAACAAAGACAAGCCGCCGAGCGCGCTCAACCGTGCGATGGCAGCCGTGATCCGTGGGGAGTCCTACGCACTCCAGCTGTCACAGCAGGACATCGTGAAGAAGACAGGAATCTCCCCCGCGACCGTGCAACGGCTCATGAAGGGCGAACAGAAGTTCAACCTCGACCAGATCGAGTCGTTCGCCGGCACCCTGGGCTTCCCCGTCGATGAACTCTGCCGCCGCGCAGTCGAGTGGCGCTCAACACGAATGTCGGAGGCTGCCCCCGACAATGTGGTCACGCTGAAGCCACGACGCGTCGAAGACATGACCGTCGAGGAGATCGAAGCGGAGAAGCATGCGGCGACCCGTGACCCCGAGATGGACACGGACGAGCAGTTCGACTAACCACCGACCTGAGGGGGAACGTGTACGACCCGTACCAACACGCAGCAGAGCTCGGCATCACCGTCCTGCACCGTCCGCTTCGGACAGCGCACGAGATGTGGCTCCCGGACCACAACATCATCGTCGTGAAAGACCGCCTCCGGGTAGTGCATGATCGGGCAGCGCTGGCGCATGGCGTCGCCCACGCCGCGCTCGGTCACCCCGATGACCGGCCCAAGCATGAAGTGCAAGCCGACCGGTACGCAGCGGAACGCCTCATCGACGAGGACCAGGCGCTCGCACTGTGCAGGTGGACGCAGGACCAGGCGAGGATCGCGGCGGAGCTGGGTGTGTCAGGGCGGCTGTGGCGGGTGTGGGCGAACACCCACCGGCAAGCGGCTTAGTCGTCCTCGATGCTATGCACGAACGTGCTTACGGCGAGGTTGGAGCCCTGCCCGAAGCCTCGCCTCCACCCTGATCGGAACACCGAGTACGTGTCGTCGCGCGGGTACGGCTGGCGGCCATGTGCTGTGCAGTACTCGCGCCACGCGTCTTCGACCGTTCCCGGCTCGTAGCTGTCCTCAACAATCGGAGGGGCGGGCTGGCCGCCGCCACCACGGATGACCCTCATCATTCGTCCTCGTCTGGCGGATCAGATTCGAGCTCGGTCACGTCGACGCCGTGCAACACGCGCCAGTCCCCGTGCCCGTCGAGTTCGCGGAACACTGCCCAGGCCACGCCGGCGTCGTAGCCGCTGTCGACGCAACGCTTCTCGCCGTATGAGTCGCGTCCGAAGACACCACCGCAGAAGCCCGTGAAGACCGTCCCCGGTTCGATTGGGTGGCTCACGCTGCTTCTCCTTCGTCTGTGGTTCCAAGGGTACGGTCCGGCCGCGTCAACGGCAGGTACGCCCGCGTGAGCGCTTCGCGGAGCACGTCGCGGTTCTGCCGTGACCGGTAGTGGCGGGACATGACGACGGTCGAGTGGCCGACGATGTCGATGATCGTCATCTCGTCCACCCCCGCCGCGTACAGCATGTCCACCGTCGTGTTGCGGGCCGTGCGGAGCTGCGTGTCCTGAACGCCGGCGCGGGTGAGGACGTCATGCCAGTACGCGTTGTCAGTGGACGGGTCGATCGGTGACCCGTCGAGCTCGAGGCCATCCTTCGTCTGTTTCGGGTCGGAGGTCCACAGCAGCCCGTGCGGGTTCGGTTCCGAATCGGCCGTCTCCACCCGCCGTTCGATGATGGACCGCAACGGGTCGACGAGGGGGATGATCCGCCACCCCGCTTCCGACTTCGGCCGGGACAGCCACAACCCACCCTCAAGGTGTCGGTACTCCCGGTCCTCCGGTGCGTCCAGGAACCGTTCGGGGCACTTCGAGCCCTGCTTCCACCCACACACGGGTGGTTCCCACGGCTTCGCCCGGTTGCAGCCATGCGACCACGAGAACCGCTTCAACTGCCACGACAAGTCCAACTCATCCGTGACACGGTCCAGTTCGAGGCCGATGACCTCACCCTGACGGGCACCGGCGAGTAGTGCGGTCGCGACCCGGGAACCGAGACGTTCATGCTGCACCGTCTCGAGGACACGGATGCCACCGTCCACGTCGAGGCGGGGGAGTTGCACCTTCTTCTTCTTCGGCTGGTCGACGAGGGTGGCGACGTTCCGGCTGACTCGTCCGTCGCGCATCGCATCGCGGAGAGCGAGGGACAGCACCCGGTGCGCCTGCTGCGCGGAGGCACCACCGAGCCCCTTCTCACGGATCGCCTGCTCCACCTTCCGTACATGCTGCGGGGTCAGCTTGTCGAGGCGCGTCTTCCCGATCGCCGGCACGATGTACTGCTCAATGCTGGTTCGGTACGACGCGATCGTCTTCGGGGCGATCTTCTTCGAGTGGATGTGCGCGAACCAGTACCGGATCCACGACGTGAGCGTCTGCGAAGCGGTCGGCATGTCACCGATGTCGGCGAGGTCTTTCTGCAGCCGCTTCAACTCAGCGACGACGACGGCCTTCGACTTGTTGCGGACGAACTTCCGGCGCCGCTTCCCCGTCGTGGACGGCAGCTCGATGGCAGCCTGCCAGTACTTCAACGGCTTCCCCGGGTCCTTCGGAACACGGAACAGGGCACCCTCACCAGCACCACGCTGAATCGCACCCATCAGGGCTCCATCCGGGTGTCGCTAGTGAGTTCCGGAAGTTCGAGGTATCCACCGCTGTAGTCGATGAGTGGCAACCGACGATCACGCTCGGCGGGAACCTCGGTGAGCACGTGACGGCGAACGGTAGCGAAGGCGTACCCGATCCCGTCCTTGAGGTCGCCGAGGACTTTCACCTGAAAGTCGGGGTCGTCTGCCTCCACCGGGTCGCCAAGATGCCAGCGTTCGAGTGTTCGACCGAATGCCTTCGTCTGCCATTCGTTGCCGCGAGCGTCGATCATGCTGTCGAACATCCCCATCAGCCGTTCTCCCTTCTGTTGAGGATGACCCCGACCGCTCGTGCGAGTTCGTGGAGGTCACCGGTGGACTCGAAGTCCGTGTACGCGGCTTGGATGCCCGCCAGGCGGTTGCTCTCGTCCGCGGCGAGCCGAAGCCACCGTTCGTTGTTCGCATGACCGCGCTTGTGGGCGATCGTCGCCAGGCTGTCGAGAGCGAGCGGCAGCTGCCCGACTTCCTCGGATGCTGGCGTGACGTCAGCCACGGTCGCCGTCCTCGGCAGTCGAGGGCGGTGTCACGTCGCGGATCGTGGACGGGTCGAGAACGCTCGCGCCCCAGTGCGTGTCTCCGATGATGAGCGTGCCGCCCGTCTCGACGGTCGCCTGCACCCAGATCCCGGTCACTGTGGACCGGCCAGTGATGCGCGTCCCCGGTGCCATGTACTCGATGCTCGGCGGGGCGGCGGGGATTTCCGGCGTCAGGGAGCATCCGAGCCATGCGCGACCTCGGTTGTCGTAACGAACCGGGTAGCGCGGGTCGGCGGGCAGCCCGCCAGCGAACGTTTCGCCGCAGTCGCTACAGACGTGGAGCCCGTCATGTTTCGAGATTTGTCCGCAGACACAGGGGTTGTCCCAGTCTTGCGTCTTGTCCAGGTATCCGCGTCTCCCGCACCATTCGGTGCTCGGGTCCGGCTGCGAGAGCAGGGCGAGCACAGCGGCCGTGACGTTCTCCCGCAGCGGGCCGATGTCGCGGCCCCAGAGACGCGACTGCGCCGGATCCGGGTAGTTCGACACGTTGAACAACACGGCCCCGACCGCGCTGTCGATCTGCTCGCGCGTCGGCAGGGACGTGGACACAGATGTTGCGTGGGCGTCCCAGCCTGCCTCGAACGCCACGGGCACCCTCTCGCAGTCACGGCCCGGACCGCGATCGCGCCATGCGAGGTAGGCCGTTGCGAGTTCGTCGCTTCCGAACTCGTCCGGGTCGTCGGTGGTCGGCACCGGGCGCTCGATGCGGATGAGTTCGAGAGCTGCGTCCTGCGCGCCGCATCGGTAGATCACTAGGTCACCCTCGATGGCATCGAACACGATCGTCTCGTCGCCCTTGTCCCTGTCCGCGATCACGCGGTACGGCTGGCCGGTCGCTGCCACAGTGGGTACGAGGTGGCCGGCCCAGGTGAGGTGTTCGATCTGGGATGCGGCATCACGGAGTGCGAGGACAGCGTCAGCCATCCAGTCGGAGTCGCGCGGTCCACCCTCTTCCTCGGTCTGCTCGTCGGCGAGGTCGCGGAGTTGGCTTGGCAACCACGGGGACGCGATCACGGGTTTCTGCTGCTCGGTCATGGGCGGCGTCCCTTCACGTTGTCGCGACGTCGGGGCTGCGACGCTCGGGACTGCTGCTGTTTCGCTTCGCGCTCTCGGCGTTCGGCTCGCCGCTGCGCTCGGGCGAACTCCATGCTGTACATGTCGGGGTTCATGCCTTCGTCCTCCTTCTCGGGCTTCCGCCCTGTCCTGTCCTCCTGTCGTGTGCAACCCAGACTCGACAGGCGGGTCTCCTACGTCGGTGGTTGGTCGTACTGTCCACTTCTGTTCCTTCCGGTGCTTACTTCACTGGTGGGGGCGGGGGCTGATCCGTGAGCGCGGGTCAGCCCCTACTTGCTGAGGTCAGGCGGCGATGCGCTGGTCGGCGGCGATGATCGCGACGGCGATGCGCTTGCCGTGAGTCGCTAAGGACGCACCCTCACCAGCCTCAGCTGCCATGGCAAGCAGGCTGTCGATCGCGTCAAGCAGGTCGGGGTTGCCCGCGGTACCGACGATGAGCGCAGCGGTTCCGAGGTCGCCTCCGAGGTCGCCTCCGAGGTCAGCGAATCGTCCGCCGAACTCGGCTGCTCCGACGACAAGCCACCCGTCCTCGTTGAACTTCCAAGGCCCCTGAACGGCCTCGTCCTTCCACTTGGCGAGTACTGCGCGAGCCTGCTCGATGTCGGTCACTGGATCCTCCTGCGGTGGTGCAAGTTCGTTCTTCCTGGTAGGGGCGACGCGTCAGCTTCGGGTGAAGACGCGGCGTGTGCGCGGGGGTGCTGGCGGCACGTTTCGTGCCGCTGCGACCTCCTGCGGGCGTGTTTCTGGTGCATCCGCCTCGTGTATCCATCGTGTTGTTCTCGCACGGGGTCGTGCGGTCACATTGGACACGGTACACGTCAGAAGTGCCGCCCGCAACGTCAGAAGTGACATAGAGCAACTGACTCTTAATCAGTGGGTTCTCGGTTCAAGTCCGAGGGGGTGCACCGATCGGCCCGGTGGTTGCATCCCAGTATGCATCCCACCGGGCCTTTTGCTGTCTCCGGTGCATCCACTGACTCAGGCGACACGCCGAGCGGCACGATTCGCCACAGATTGCTCGGTCGTCCGCTGCACTCGGTGCGTCACGATCGGAAACTCCTGGGCGACGTCCGCGCGCTCGACGAGCCGCAGCAGCACCTGCCGGTACCTGACCCATGACACGGCGAGCTCGTTCCGGATCAGTGCTTCCTTCGTGCGGTCGTTCCGTGGGTGCTGGTCCTCGAACGTCAGGATGGCTCTCTCGTCGTCGGTCATGGCTGCAGTGTCCGTCGGACCGCTGACACCCGCACGCGGCTCTGGACGGCGCCCACGACCGCGAGGGACACTGTTCCTCATGGGGTTCAAGGAGTGGTTGGCAGGAGCCGACGAGCGGGCAGCGAAAGCGTCAGCCCGTCTCGACGAGATCAACCGGCGTCAACGGGAGACCGGGAAGTTTGCCGGCGTCTACCTGACTGACGGGATGATCGGCTGGACCGACCAGGGCCGTGCCCGCCGTGAACCCGTCACCGGGGCTCGAGCGGAAGTCGTGGTCGGTGCTGACGCGCAACGCCGCATCACCGCGACCCGCATCGTCCTCATCGGAGTGTTCGCGCTCGCGTTCCGGAAGCAGAAGGGCACCGGGTTCCTCACGATCGAGGCGGACACGTACTACCTGGGTGTGCCGTTCCCCATCAAGGATGAGCGTGACGCTCGGGCGTTCGCGGCGAAGGTGAACGCTGCAGCACGGGCGGGCTTAACTTCGGCGGAATGAAGCCGTCCGCTTCATGTCGGAGGATGCGGGGACACTACCCGCATGCCGCAGTACCAGTGGTCCGCACCCATCCACCCGGACCCGCCCGAGGACCAGCCGCTCGGAGTTGACGGCGTGGAGTGGTCCGAGCTCGCCCACCACGACCCGGTGTGGGTGCGGGTCGAGTTCTCCCGCACCGGGTGGCAGAAGCTCCCCGGGTTCGTTGACGCGAAGACCGACTCCATCGTCCTCGTGCAGCTAGTGCACATGGGGTTCGCCCACCGGCTCTGGCTGCCCCGTGACCGTGTCACCGTCCGGCAGCTGAAACCCCGTCGCTGAACGACGAAACGCGCCCCGCCACCCTCGGATGAGGGGGCGGGGCGTATTGGTTCCTGACGTACACTCGGCGCATGGGGACGCCGATGGAACGCATCGCACGCTGGTTTGCGCACCGCAACGACCGACCGACGCAGTGCGCTTGGTGCTCAGTGCCAGTCGCCGAGGACTCTGGCAAATGGCACCGGGAGCTGCGCGAGCTCACGTGCGGTTCCGATGAGTGCGAGGAACGATCCGCGGCGCTGCAATCCTGGTGAGTCAGGGAAGCAGTGCAGCGAGTCGGGCTTGCGCCTTCAGGAAGTAGCCCGCCAGGTTCGGGTGCGTGTTGTCTCCGCTGAGGAACAGACCCGCGGCGCTTGATGCCGCGTAGGTGCCGAAGCGCTGGTGCACGTCGATGAGCGGCATTCCCCGTTCGGATGCGATCTGGTACTTCGCGGTGTCGAAGTTCGCGTACTCGCTCCAACCAGTCGGGTTCGACGTCTCGATGAACACATCCGACGCGGCGTGCTTGGCGAGTACGTTCCCGAGGTTCGTCTTGAAGATGGCGGCGTCGTCACTACCGTGTTGGTCGTTGATGCCGAGGTTCATGAACACCGCTGCCGGTGAGAACGACTGCACAAACGGCGAGTACGACCAGGGGTTACCAAGGACCCAGTCAGCACAGCTCGTGCTCTCTGCTGCTGCGTTGAGGACGATGATTCCGGACGTTCGGAACACGCCGATCGATCCCATCCAGAACGGGCCTGCTCCGGTCGTCTCGATGTCGATGGTGTGGACGGAGTCAGCCTGATCTGCGACCTGTGCCGTAGTCGGCGTGGTCCCCACCTGGGTGAGATCGGCCCAAGCACCACCGTCGATGCGCCACCGCGCGGGCGTGTTCGACATGTACTTGAACTGGATGACGGTGCCGGGACGCTTCGACGTGTACGTGAAGCGGTTACCGACCGCGTCAGATTCGAGGAAGTCACTGCCCCCGAGCGGCGTCCAAACGCCAGTGAGAGTGACCCGGTCATCGACTCGGACATCCGGACCGCCTTTGTTCGCCATGACGATCTCTCCAGCGACCGGTACGCCGTTCTTCTCGAGCGCTTCGGCAAGGAAGTCCTTGCTGTATTTCGTGGAGTACTGGGACGTCGTGGAATCACCGCACAGCGCGATGATGGAAAGTCCTGCCCCTGCTGTTGCTTTCGCAACGCCGAACCGTGTGCGCTGGGTGTTTTCGGCCGTGACGTTGAACAGGGTCCGCTGTGCGTCGTAGTCGCCGACGATGCTGGCCGCTCGCGCCGGCGCCGGTCGGTTCTGCACCGAGAGGCGGGAGCTGAGTGCACCCATGACACTTTCAGGGAAGAGATTGGTTTCGTCATCCAGCGCAGCGACGGCGACATCCCTGTCGAGGGATCGGAGGATTCCAGACCCATCGTCTACGAGACGATCGTTCGACGTAGGAAGGTCTTTCCACATCGTGAATCCGTCGCCGATCTTCACGATCTTGCGGGTCTCGTCGTACCCCCACTCACCAGAAGCGAGCGGACGGCTGCTGTTCTCCCACGCGTCCGCGTTCCCGCGCCGCACCACAATCGTGGCGTAATCCGTTGCCATGCTGGCCTCTCCTCAAGTCCTGTGATGCGTCAGACGTCGCGCGTCGTGTCGCTCTGAAAGTCAGCCCGGAACTGCGCGATCCCGTGCTCATCGAACGTGCCGTCCAAGTCGTCCTCAGCCAGCAGCTCCCGGATGTGGGCATCCACCGCAGGAGGCTCCACAGCGGAACCCCACTGCGCCCGCACCGCACGGATGTACTCCCGGAACGCCTGACGCACCGACCGGAGCGTCCGCACCAACTGCGCGTACCCAGTCTCGAGACGCCCGATACGGTCCTCGTACGGCTGCACCGCCTTCGCGACAGCCGCCTCCACCCGGTCGTTGACGTACTTGTCGAGCTCCGTCGCCTGCGCGAACTGCGTCGTCGACTCCTGCGCCCGGTTCTTCGCTTCCTCAACCCGCGTCGACCGACGTGAGGTCCAGATCGCGAAGACACCAGCGATCACCGCCACAACAACCGGGGCGACGTACGGAAGCCAGTCCTTCACTTCCACTGGTGCACCTCCCGGTCTCGGGCGATGTCACTCACCCTCCACGCTGGCATCACGGCCATCGCGAAGATCGCCCAACCCACACCAGACCGGCCGATGTCACCACCGACGATCCCCGCGAGGAACACCGACCCTGCGTACAGCAGCAGCAGGCCGAGCATGAAGCACTTGCCCCAGAACTCGATCCGCCACAACCTGTTCGGGAACGCCACCCCGACGAGACACACCAGCCCGGTGATGGACAGCATCAGCCCGAACGACTGCGCGTACCCCTCACCGAACGAGTCCCGCAGCGCGGGGATGCCGCCGAGGTAGCCGAAGATCCCGAACCCGATGGCGAACAGGTCGAACGCAGGCAAGCCGATTCGGAGCAGCCAACGAACCCGGTCATCGGACTCGTCGACCCCGTTCGGACCCCAGATGGATGCAGCAACGAGCCGCCTGAACAAGCGCATCATGCGCCCCTCTCGGTAGGGGGTCGAACTACGCTTCGCCCTGCTCAGCGCGGATGTCCGTCTGCGACGGTTCGAACTGCGCCGGCTGCAGCTCCTGCGACTTCGCAGCCGCCGTCTCCACCGCCACCGACTTCGGGACGGAACCGATTCCGAACCGGGTCAGGAACTCGTTCACCGCGGGGATCGCGAACACACGCGTCAGGGCGCCAGCCACCGCAGTGATGACCGCAGCGGACGCCAGGAGAACGCCGTACACCTTCCCGTCGACCGGGAGGCCGAGCGCGTCGATGATCGTCGGGAGGACACCAGCGAACGTGATGAACGCGGGGATGCCCACCTGGACGATGGTCCGCAGCACACGCTGCGCGGCGTACCAGATCTCGTCGACCTCGATGGTCTTCTCTTCGTGCTTGCCGTTGTCGCTCACGCTGCGTCCTCCTCAGACAGAACAGCCTTCACGGACGCTTCGAACACCGGCGACAGCGCAACCCCGAGGGAGTCACGGCGGGCACGGCAGTCCTGGATCAGACCGGACACCTGCGCCGAAGACAGCGTCTGGAACAGGCTCGTGTCACCAGGGACAGCGTGGGAGTAGGTGATCGCTCGGGAGCTCGACACGGCGGTGAACGACAGCTCACCGATCGCGTACTGCTTCTTCGTCTTCTCGGACGTGACGTAGATCATGTCTGCCTCGACTTTCGGGGTGGGTGGCTTGATTGGTGCGGCGGGCTTCGCCGGGGGCTTCACGGACGCCGACGGCTTCGCGGTGAGCCGAGTGCGCGCATCCGGGTACGGGGGGACGGCTTCCGCGCGGGTCGCCATCTCGTGGTGCCAGGGCTCGTTGAACCACGCACCAGTCCAGGTGCCGCCGCGGCCCTCGACGATCTGGTGCAGGCGGGTGAACTCGTCCGAGTAGAGGGCACGGTTCGACCCGTCCGGCATCGTGACGCCGAAGTCGATCGCGTTGCCGTGCAGCACCTCGTCATGCCGGGACGTGAACGGTGCAGCGACGACGACGCCGAGCGCGAAGCGGTTATTCCACAGGTACGACTGCCGACCCCGGGACCGCATGCCCTCGTTGACCGACAGCGTGCCGGACCGGCCCTTCGACCGCAGGTACGCGTTGAAGTCGATGATCGTCGACAGCACCTGCAGGGCGATGCGCTCCGACATGACGTACTGCTCCACGCCGCGGAGATCCCCGTACGAGGACTTCCCGACGCTGAACTTGGCGACCATGACGGCCCCTTCCATGACGAAAGGCCACCCCGTGTGGGATGGCCTAGAAGATTGAGTGGGTGAGGGTCAGAACGACACGACGCCGATCTGCACACCCTTCGTGCGGATCGTGTCCGAGTCCTTGTCCGCGTCGAGGAACGCGCGGATCACGTTTGCTCCGCCCTTCGTGCGAGCGATGCCCGACACGGAGAAGAAGATCCCCGCCCCGCCCTGGATGCGAGACAGGCGAGTCGACGACGGGTGCAGCACGTTCTCGTCGTTGAAGACGACCGACAGCATCCCCGAAGCGTTCTGCTGATGCGACCCCACCGCAGTACCCGTCACGGTGATGAACACCAGCCGGTCACCGTCCGTGTAGAACTGCTGGCCGGCGATCCGCACACGCCCCGCAGCGGGCGTGACGTCCGTGTCCACGTTGTCGTCCGCGGACGGGAGCGCATCGATCGACTGCGCACGACGCCACTGCGAAGCCGCGAACGTCCCCGCAGCCCGGTACGCGAAGTCCACATCCACGCAGTACGCCTCCGTCCCACGGAGGAACAGCAGCGGACTCATCTGCAGCAACGCCGCACGCGACTTCACTTCGAACGACGGCCGTATCGACGGCAGCGGCGAGTACAGAGTCGACGCCGCCAACGTCTGCCCGGCACCACGCGTGAACTGGTGCAGCGTCAGGAACTCCTGACCCGTGCTGAGCGGGACCGTCGATCCCTTCAGCACGACGAGCTTGACGGGCAGATCGACAGCCGCGTTGAACGCCGGATCCGACGCCTTGCGAACGGCTGGGTTGTAGAGCAGCCCCACGTAGTAGATCGTGTTCGAGGTGACCGCCGGGACAGTCAGTGTGATGTCCGCGTCCATCTGGTGGCCGTACCCGTTCACCACAGCGCGAGCGAACCCGGACACTGTGGAACGACGGATCGTCACCGTGTCGTTCGTGTTCACGGTGATCCGATACGGGTCGCCCCAGTCGTCGAGGATGCCGTTCCCGACAGCCCCAACCGTCTGCCCCCACGCACCATCCGTCAACTTCTGATCAACGATCGGGAACGAGCTCTCCGTCATGTCACTCTCCTTCTAGATCGCCTGCAGCATGCGGACGCTCTTCAACGTCTTCGCCACACGAGTGTTCGTCTTCGTCGTCCACGCCGACGAGTCTCTGGACCCGACCACCGCGGACACGGTCTCCGTCGGGGAGCCGTCCTGCGCCTGCACTGTCGTCGTCACCTCACGGACCAGGTTCGATAGGTCGAGGCCGTCGATGAAGACACCGACCTTGTCGCCCACGAACCAGTCCCGCCGGTACTGCACGTCCGGGGAGTCGGTGATCGTGAACGACACCGACACTGGGCTCGAACCGTCCGACAGGGCATCATCCCCAGCGTCCGTCAGCTCCGACGCGACGGTCGTCTGCCGCTGGTCGATGAGCTGTTCCACCTTCGCGCCCCACGCCGCCTCAGCAGCCGTGGAGACACGTTCCACGAACAGGCGCGCCTGCCCGTGACCGCCGCCCGCGACGATCGCGTCCGTCACCGTGGGACGGGTGAGCGTGTACGACCAGTCCTCACCGATCACACCGCCCGTGAAGTCGCGGACGGAACCGAACCGGACGTTCGCGGTGCGGTTCGTGATCGGCCGCACCGAGAACTGCAGGAACGGCGCCGTGTCTTCACCTTGAAGGATGTCGACGTGCAAGCTGCCGGACTCGGCGATGTCCGAGACGGTGTCGCCGAGCAGCGCGAGACGGCCCTTGATGGACACGTTCCGACCCCGACCCTGCGTGGCAGGGACCCGCAGGCCCGACACTCTTCGTGCCGATCGAGCGCCAGGGCCAGCGTTGACGTTGACGTAGCTGAGGAGCACCGACTCCGCCGGCCCTGACCGGTTGTCGTACGCGGCCGGCTGCGACGTGATCGCACTTGTGGGGTCCGGGTACAGGATCCGGTCGTTGAGGACGTCGAGGTCCGACACACCGGAGATCGTCGACACCGTGCCGCCACGTTGGATGCTCGTGATCGGCCCCGACATGACCAGCTTGTCGCCGCGGGTGATGAGGACACCGTTCCCCGGCGTGAACATCCCGACGAGACCTTCGTTGCGTGCCGTCACCGTCCATGTACCCGGGTCGGTGCCGGTGACGTTGTGCCGCTCCACGACGGTCAGCGACGACCAGAACTTAACGGGGTCGTAGGAGCGGCGGAGGTTCTTGTCCCGCGGCTGGATCATCCACTGAGGCATGCGACCTCCAAGATCAGAACGCCGACATGTACTTCTCGAGCCACCGGACCGTCATCGACGTGTCCGCCCCCGACGAGCCGAGCTGCACGTTCACCCGGTTCATGCCCGGACGGAGCGGCGCGAACGTCGAAGTGGGGGAGATGTACGGCCACGCCACCTGCCCGCCGAGACGAGCAGACCGGCGCCGTGGATCCGTGACCAGCACCAGTTCCGCACCATCAGCGACCGCCGACGTCATCACCATTTTCGTGCCAGGGAAGCTGAGTTCCGCGATCGTCGCGGGACCATCGACGAGGACTTCCACCCACGCCGGCACGTCACCCTGCACGGCCATCTGCATGCCGTTGCCGATCGTCACCGAAGCGGAGATCGCACGAGGCCACACGTTGTCGTCCGTGGTGGACAGGAATACTTCCCCGTCAGCGATGCCGTACGTGAACGACGTGTACTCGCGGGCGTGGAAGAACGGATCCACCGCGAGGAGCGTCAGCCCGAAGTTCTCGAACCGTGCCCCACCAGCAGACCCACCATGCTCACCCGTCCACCCGTCCTTGTAGACGACGTCGAGGAGACGTTCACCGTTCACCGACGACACCCCGAGGCGGAATGTGCCCGTGTCGCCCACGTCCACGAGGTCCCACATTGGTGCGATCAGTCCGCGGATCTCCGTCAGCTTCTCCATGAACTCCACGTGGGACGTGTCGGACGCGAACTTCAACGGGAGGAACACTTCCCGCTCGTCGACGTTCACTTCCTGCAACGACGACCCCGGCATCCCCGGCGTCTTGATCGTCACCACGTCCAGCGGGGGCAACTGCAGACCAGTCGCCCCCGCCTTCAGGATCCGGTCCACGTCAACGTTCAACGGGACCACGAGGGACCCGTCCATCGACTCGAGCCAGATCCGGCGTGTGTCTTCACGCACGATGACGGGCGGTGTCGTCGGGAAGTCAGGCCCAGTGAATCCGTTGCCGTCGAGGATGTCGACGAACTCGTCCGCCGGCCCGCCTCCGTCGATCACGTTCGTGATCTCGAGGGACGGCTGACCGCCGCTGATCAGTGCTGCCACAAGATACCTCCGATCAGCGTCCGCCAGTCATGACTTCCTTCTTGTGCACCCACGACTCGAACTCGCGGACAGCGCCACGATCCGCGTTGTGGAACACCGGCGCGTACGTGTTGCCGCCGCCACCGCTCTCGGTCGAGACGATCTCCCGCAGCGTCTGCATCGGCAGCGCAACCTCCGGGTCGCGGAGGTTGTTCTGCACCAGAGACAGCCCCTGGGGGAGCACACCGCCCTTGTCGTACAAGGTCGGAGTCAGACCGCCGACGATGCCGCCAGCAGCCATCCCACCGCCCGAAGGACGGCCCTTGTACTCGAAGTGCCACGGCTCACGCTGCGAGAACGACAGGCCCGTCGGGTACCAGCCGAAGCGGGGACCGTTCGAACGCATCCACGCCTGCGAACCACCACCGACGTCCGCCGCGTTACCGAGCCCGTGCACCGAAGAGCCCGGGGTCGCTGCGAGGTTCCCGCCGGCCCGGTACATCGCGTACCGCTTCTGCTGGTTCGCGAGATCCCGGTAACCCTCCGTCAACGACAGGCCACCACCGAACGCACGCTGCATCGCCTCCCACGCGACCGCAGCAGCCTTCCGGAGATACCCGCCGATCGGACCGACACCAGAACCACCCGTGAACCCGGTGACCTTCGACAGCGCCGACTTCGGCAGCTGCCCGTTCTTCCCGTTCCCACCGAAGTTCCCGACATCACCGCCGCCCATGTTCTTCAACACGGACACTGCGCCCGACAGGAGCTTGTTCCCCATGCCCGCTGCAGCGTCGACCATGCCGCCCGAACCGGGGATGTTCCCGATCACGGACTTCACGAGCTTCCCAAGAGTCCCCATGGGATCCGAGACGACTTGCGACGCGGTCTCCGCGGCGTTCTTCGTCCAGTCCCACGCGTTCCCCGCGGCGCCCTTCGTCCACGACCATGCAGCCTTCGCACCCGCGAGGAGCCCGTTCCCGTTGCCGCCGTCGGAACCGGAGTTCTTCTTGACGACGCCGCCCTTCGCGTAGCCCGTCATCTGACGGACAGCGGAGGCACCACCGGAGTTGCCGGCGGCGTTCAGCGCGTGGATCGTGGACGGTCCGAGACCGCGGACGACCTCGGGGACGAGGACACCTTCACCGCGACGCATCGGCGTCATCACGTCGTCACGCTTCGCGGCCTGGTAGCCGGGGATCACACCACCACGGGCGAACCCGTCAGGCAGGCTGACCTTGTCGATCTTCTTCGTCCCGAAGAACCCAGCGACCTTGTTGAAGTTGCCGATGAGGGCCTTGTTCACGACCGTCTCGACGACGAACTTGATCGGTGCCTTCGCGGCCGACTTGACAGCCTCCCACGCCTTCGCGATGCCGTTCTTCATCGTCGTGAACGCAGACGGGATCGTGTTCTTCGCGACGTCAGCGAGCTTGTCGAAGACCGGCTTCAGCCAGTCCCACACCGACTTGATCGCCGTCTTGATGCCATCCCACGCCGGCTTGATCGCGTTACGGTACAGCCACAGGAACACCGGCCCGAGCACGTTCTTCACGATGAACACAGCCGCGGTGAAGATCGGCTTCGCGTAGAAGTTCCACCACGCGGAGATGATCGTCTGGATCGCTGCGAACACCGGCTTGATGACTGAGTTGTAGAGCCACATGAAGACCGCACCGACCGTGGTCCGGATGATCGCTGCGACGAGCTGAAAGATCGGTGACAGCACGTTGTTCCACACCGCGGACACGACAGCTCCGATGCCGCGGAACACGGGACCGAACACGTTCTTCCACAGCCAGATCGCGACCGTCGCGACGGCCTGCGCACCCATCTTGATGCCAGCCCAGATCGCATCGATCCCAGTCTTGAACCAGCCGATGTTCTTGTACGCCCAGATCACACCCGCGACGAGCAGACCGATCGCGGTGATGATCAGCCCGATCGGGTTCATGCGCAGCGCCAGGTTGAACGCTTTCTGCGCCCCCGTGGCGAGCCAAGTCGCGAACGTCCACGCCTTCTGAGCTGCCGTGACGACACGCAGCTGACTGGCCCACATCGCGAACCCACCAGCAGCGAGGATCTTCTGCTGCAGGACCCACGCCTTGTACGCGACGACGAGGCCACCGATGGCGCCCGCGAGGAGCGTCACCGCGACCTTGTTGTTCCGCATGAACGCCGTGACACCAACGAGTGCAGGGCCGATCACGTTCGCGAGGAGGAACGCAGCAGCACGGAACGCGCCAACGAACGCGCCCGCCATGATCGCCGCAGTCGGACCGAGCGCCGCGGCAAGGTTCTTCACCGACGGCACCAGGCTCGACGTCACGAACGACGAGATGTCGCGGAACGCCCCCACGATGACCGTGCGAGCAGCCTGCACGCCCGACACGACCGCAGGGTCAATCCCGGAGATCGGCGCGGACACCTTCCCGGTGAACGCGAGCTTCCCGAGCCCACCAGCGATGCCGAGGAACTTCGTGACCTTGTCACCAGCACCGTCAAGGCCAGCCGCAGCAGAGTTCGCGATGCCCTCGAGCGCCGGAGAAACGGTCTGGTAGATCCCAAGCGCGACGTCTTCAAGCTGCGACTGCAGCTTGTCCATCGCACCGCCGAGACCCTTCATCTTCGACTGCGCGACAGCAGCAGCACCACCCTGCCGTCCGACAGCCTTCGCCATCGTGTCGAACGCCGAAGCACCAGACGACGCCAACGACGACACCGCCGCCAACGGCTCCCGACCGAAGGCAACAGCCGCGTTCGCCGCAAACTGCTCCTTCGTCATCGTCTTCTGCGCTTCGGACAGCTGCTGGATGATCTCCCGCATCCCGACGAACTTCCCGGAGGAGTCGAACGCGCTGATTCCGAGCGCTTCGATCGCGCCACCAGCCTGCTTCGAGGGCGCCGACAGGGACGCCATCATGCCGCGCAGGGCAGTACCCGCCGTGTCACCCTTCAGGCCGTTGTTCGCGAGGAGACCAACCGCCGCAGCGGTGTCCCCGATGTTGATGCCGAGCACCCGGGCGACAGGTCCGACGTACTTCATCGATGTCGCGATGTCGTCGACACCACCTGCGGCAGCGTTCGCAGTGTTCGCGAGGACATCCGCGACCATGCCTGCGTCCTTCGCGGCGAGACCGAACTGGTTGATCGCGTTCGACTGAATCTCAGCCGCACGCCCACCATCAACCTGCGCCGCAGCAGCAAGCTGGATGGTGCCCTTCGCAGCCGTCATCGCGTCAGCAGCCGTCAGGCCACCCTTCGCGAGCTCGAGCATGATCGCAGCAGCGTCCTTACCGGACGTCGCGGGAAGTGTGAGGTCGGAACCGAGCTGTCGGGCCTTCTCACCGAACTTCGCGAGCTCCGCGCCGGACGTGTTCGTCACCGCACCGAGCTCGTTGATGGTCGCCGTGTACTCGTTGCCGAGCTTGATGACCTGCCCGACGCCGATGATCGCACCGAACCCGGCAGCCATCCCCGCGAGAGGCTTCAACGTCGCCAGAGCAGTCGCCGCGACGTTCTTCGCGCCCGCAGCGACCTTCCCCAGCCCGGAAGACAGGGGAGCGCCAGCAGCAGCAAGCCGGCCGAACCGGGACTGCATCAACGCGGTCTGCTTCGACCCCTGCGCCTGCGCAGCCGACAACTGCCCGGTCACGGTCTTCTGCTCGTTGAACGCAGCCTTCAGCTGATCCTCAACCGCAACAACCTTCATGCCGGCGAGCTGCTGCTTCCCACGCGCCGACGTGAGCTGCTGCTCCGCCTTCAACGCCTGCGACGACGACGCCGTGTACTTCTTCCGCTGCTCAGCGAGACGAGCCTCAGCCGCCTGCACACCAACAGCGGCAGACTTCTCCTCCGACCGGGCCTTCGCGATCGCGACCTTCTCCGACTGGATCGCCTTCGCAGCACGCTTCGACGCGACCTCGAGCTCCGACACCAGCGTCTTCGCCGCCGACGTGGACCCGCCAGCTGCGACACCAGCCGAGAACTGACGGCCAGCAGACAGGCCCGCGGTCTTCGCCGCGGTACCTGCCTGCTTCGACATCGTCGATGCGAACTTCGACATCGACGGGAGCACATCGAGCCACACAGCTGAACCGGCCACAACGCACTCCAATGTCTAGTTGTTGACGAACCAGCCCGCCTCAACGACGGCCATCTCGGCCCGCTGCTGCGCCAAGTACTCGGCGTCCGCCTCGTCCTGCTCAGTCGGCTCCACGACAGGAGCGGGCAGCAAGTCCGGCTTCGGGACAGCCGACTTCGACAGCGCCGACTGCACCGTGTACAGCAGCACCCGCATGATCGAGTTCGTGTCCCGCGCGATCCAGTCGGAGTCCTGCCAGTCCGTGTCCCGATGGGCACGGTGGAACGCTGAATCGGTGGGTAGACCCTCGACGAGCACCCGCAGCTGCCGGGTGCTGATGCGCCCCTGCAAGTACTCCGCCAACGGATCCCGCGGCGAGTACGTCGACTGCAGCGCAGCATCCCCGGGACCCTGATGGTCACCGAGAAGCTGCAGCATCGCCTCAGCGCGGACCTGCACAGCAACAGGGTGCGTCGCCGGCAGGTCCGCGATCTCGAGGTCGAACTCGTCGAGGTCTACCCCCGTCAGTTTCCCTGCGAGTCCTTCAGGTCCTGACCGACAGCGATCATCACGAGGTTGATGCCCTCGTCGGTGCCGCCCTGCTCGATGAACTTCTCGTACTGCTCGTCACCGAGGAGGATGCGGCCCTGAGCGGACTCGTCCTCGTCGTCGGCGCCCTTCAGCGCCTTCTTCGTCTCGTTGTCGTAGAAGTACGGGTGGGGCAGGTAGAACGGCTCACCACCCTCTTCCACGAAGATCTCGATCGTGTCGCCACCGACGGACTCCTCGACCTTCCGCCGAGCGGCGGCGAGGGTGTACGACGTGCGACGGTTCTTGTCAGCCTTGCTGGTCATGCTGGTCTCCTAGTGAGCTTGGTGAGCTCGTGAGCAGGGGTAACAGGTGGCGGCGGCGCAGCTCACCAAACGACGCCGCCACCTGGTCCTGGGGGGAGGGTCAGCCGCCGGAGACGACGACACCGCCGGCAGCGGTCTGAGCCTCCGTGTACGACTTCCCGACCACCGGGTCCTCGTAGATCGTGAAGGTGCGGTTCACCTCTTCGACGTCGGAACGGTTCAGCGCCCGGTCGTCGATGTCGGTGACCTTGATGCGGTACGCGGCCTCCACGCGGTACACGGCGGAGTCGCCGACACCGTCCTGCGACAGGGTGATCGCCCGGTAGTACGGGTACTCACCCGACGTCTCGTCGTAGATCCACGCCGCGTTCTTGTCCGACGGCCACTCCGACACGGGCTGCTTGTACGCCAGCGCCTTCGTCCACCCGTTCGTCTCACCGAACGCCACCTGGAAGGTGTGCGTCTCCGACGTGACGTCCGACCGGACCGACTGCGTGGTCTGCAGCATGTTCGTCTCGTCCGACGACACGTCGTACGAGTGCGAGATGCCGTCGGTGGTGATGTAGCCCATGTTCTTGTAGCCGGTGGGCAGAGCGATCGGCTTCCCGTCAGTGGCGAAGAACGCTTCGGGGATGGCAGTGGAGTAGTCAGCGATCGCGAGGATGGTGGTGCCCCACTTGTGGACGTTGCGGTTGTCGTTGGCCAGCTGGCCAATCACGTCAGGCATGCGTTCTCCTTGAACGACAAAGCCGCCCGACGTGCGGACGGCTGAATGGATGATGAGTGTTGGTGAGCGGCCTATTGGGGGCGCGCGTCGAGCTCGTACGTGCCGACAGCACGACGCAGCGCCGCATTCGAGTACGCGACGTTCCCGAACGAGTCGGACTCGCGGACCTGGTCGAACAGGTTGCAGAGGACCATCGCGACTTCGACTTTCTGCACGAGGTCCCACACGGCGCCGCGGGTCTTCGCGAACACCGCCAGGTCGACGTGGAACGTCTTCTCGTAGTCGCGGCCGAACCCGCCAGGGATCCGCTCCACGACGATGCACGGCGAGACGGTCTCGAGGTTCGACGGGGTCTCCGTGTACGTCGCAGCGCCCGTCTCCTGCTTCAAGTAGGCGAGGAGCACACGCTCCACGTTGGGCCACACCCCGTACACGTTCATGCGCCCATCGCTCTCCGCAGGATCGCCTGCTTCGACACCCCAACGTCGCCGTGCTCCACCTGCGTCGCATCAGCAGACGTCGCGATCACACGAGCGAACGGACGCTTGTACCCGCCGTTCGCCTTCGTGCCAGGACGAGTACCCTCCTCCACACGGAGCGAGTCACCGAACTGCTTCGCACCAGCCGAGTACGCCAACCGTTGAGCACGCGGCAAGATCCGGTCCGCCTTGTCCCGCATCGCCTTCCGCACCACGGGATTCCGGACCGCCTGATCGATGATCCCCCGGCCGATGACGACCTTCGGCATCAGCTGGGTGCCGCGTACTCGAAGTCCGCGATGACAGCCAGCTTCTCCGCCTTCGTCTTCGCCCCCGCCAGATCGATGCCGTGAGCGTCAGCCCACACCTCGATCTCCGGGACCGTCCACACCTCCGACGGGACCACGCCCACATCAGGGGTGTGCTTCGGCTCCACCAGCCCCAGACGCACCGCGTCCTCGAGCCGGTACTCGTTGCCGTTCACGCTGATCTTGTCCGACATCCGTCAGCCCTTCGTCTCGGTGATCACGAACTCCGTGTGCGGGAGCACGTTCCAGTACGTCTGCGGCCGGCCATCGACGTAGTACGTCTGGCCGCGCCAGATGACCGTGTCTGCGGCCTGGATCCAGTCCTGCGGTTCACGGGTCGACACCATCCACCGTGAGGTGACGATGTCGTTCTGCCCGAGGGATTCCTTCGTCCCCACCGGCTGCACGTTGCAGCCATCGATGACCTCGTTGATGACCGTCTTTGTGGGGACGCCGTCCTCGTCCGGGACACCCTCGGTGGTGCGCTTCACGGTGACCGTGTCCCGGTGCAGCATGTTCGCGAGGATCACCAGTGGTCACCGCCGATGCGGTACCGACCAACCGCTCGAGCCCACTGCGACGTCGTCCCGACCGTTGCCGCGGCAGCCATCGCCACCTGCTCCTGCCCCGACGTGAACTGCGACAGCCACGGCGACGCTTCGGAGATCGACGCAGCCTGGTCCAGGACCACTTCCTGCACGTCCCCCGGGGTGACGTCGAAGCCGTGCGTGTACACGACCTCGATCGACCGCCACACGTCGGGGAACCGCGCGGGGAGGCGGAGCAGACCAGCCGCAGACCACTCAGGGTCTGTCACTGTCTGCCCCGCCACCGTCAGGCTCGCGACGGACACAACCGGCCACACCGGAAGGCGGAGCACCCGCGTCCCCGCCCCGTCGAGAACGATCGTGTCGTCCTCGACGAGGCTGATGGGGTTGCGGGTCTGACCCCGGAACCGCTCCGACGCCATCTGCAGCGCCAGAGCGATCCCAGGGTCACTCGCCGGTTTGCCGAGCCTTGCCGCGAGATCGGCTGGATCGGCCAGCGGGGGCAGCGTCGTCTCCTGCAGAGTCACGTCCTGCCTCCTCCACACCGCGTGCCTTGTTGTGCACCAGACCGAGACGGTTCGCGTCCTCGATCCGGTACCTGATCCCGTTAATGACGACCATGCCGTCCGTCATCAGGCGCCCGTGGTACCGAGGTCGACGAGGGCGAGGTGCGCCGGCTTGTAGATGACCTGGGCGGCACGGAGCTCCGCACGCACGTACACGAGGTTGCGTCGTGCGTAGTCGGCGTGCTGGTTGAACGCGACCACGGACAGCGCCTCACGCTCGAGGACGTTGATCGTCGACAGGTCACCGACGAGGGCAGTGCCCTCGGGGATCGCCTGCGTGGTGACGTACGGACGGCCCCACAGGGTGCGTGGACCAGCACCGAACGGACCAGCACCGAAGAAGCGCTGGTTCCCGTCCTGCATCAGGTCCAGCACTTCAGCGTCAGCCGGGTTGAGGACGATGCCGGTGACCTGAGCGCCGACCTCGTCGAGGGCGGTGAGGGCCTTGCGGATCGACGTCGGGATCTGCACCGGGTCGGTGCCGGCCGTCGCGATCTGCTGGATGCCGGTCGTGTTCAGGATGCCGGTCGGCTGACCCGACGCGCCCGTACCGTTCACGAGGTAGTTCTCGATGACGGCCTTGATGTTGTACGCCAGCTGCCCGTCCAGGTAGGAGGCGAACGCACCCGCGTCGGCGAGGAGTTCGTTCGTGACGGTGTAACCGTCGGCGTAGGTGAAAACCTTGCCGGTCGCGAGGTTCGTCGACAGGTCCGACAGCGGCTTCAGCGCGGACGCCGGGTCACCGGGCAGAATCTCGTCCTTGACGATGCCCGCGTTGCGGAGCACCGAGGTGATCTGCACGTAGTCGAAGCTGTTGCCGGTGATCGACCCGATGGAGATCAGGTCGAGCAGCCTCAGGGGACGCTGGTACGTCAGGTCCACCTGCGGCAGACGTGTCGGCTGCAGACGGCCCACGGCGACCGACAGGGGGTTCGGGTCTGCCTTCAGACCGCGACCCTTCGCCCCGACGGTGACCTTCGGCAGCTGGATCAGCGAACCCTCACCGAACCCACCCGGGTTCGACTTGATGAGCTGCTGGTACGGCGCCGAGTCCGTGTACGCCTCACCGAACGACTTGAAGCCCTCGGGCTGCTCGTCGGCCGGCTTCGGCTCCTCGTCGGACTTCGCCGACGACGTGGACGCGAGGAGCGTCTTCATGTTCGACTGCGCGTCGTCCGCGGCCTTCACCTGCACGGTGAGCTCGTCGGCCTGCGACTTCAGCTCACCGATCTTGGTGATCTCGTCCGCCGTGAACTCACGGTCCTCGGACTTCGCCAGGTCGGCGATGCTCTTCGCTTCGGCCAGGACGGCCGCGAGCTTCTCTCGGAGCGTCTTCATCGTTCCTCCATCAGGATCAGTTCTGCTGCGGTCGCCCAGGCCGCCACTTGGGCATGAGTAAGGCCCGCCGATTTCGACGGGCCTGACGGTTCCCCATCCTGGGGAGGTGAGCTTTCCGGCGGGGCGCCGGAAGATTCGGTGGGCGGCGGGGTTAGCCCCTCGTCGCCAATCGGGATGACGCCGCCCTGGGCGAACCGGGGGTCACCCGGCGGCTCCTTGTCCGCTTCGAGTTCTTCACGCACGATGCGGCGGATGTCCTCGTCGGACTTCGTCCCGAGCAGCTGCGTCTCCGGGTTCATGCCCTTCAGCGTCGGGCCGAACTCGATCAGGTTCAGCTTCCGGAGCTCGAAGAACTCGTCCTCGTCCTGCGTGACGTAGCCACCATCGACGACGTCGTACCCGAAGGAGAACTCCTTCACCCGACGCTGCTTCAGCAGCTTGTACGTCTGCAGCGCTGTCGGGTTCTCGAGGTCCAGCTGCGCGGTCACGAGGAGACCGTCAGCGGTCTCCGCAGCCGACAGGCTCCACCCGATGTGCGCGAACGGATCCGCCCACTGGTGCGACCAGATCGCGGGGATCGCGTCACCAGACGCCGCCCAGTCCTGCAGCGACTCAGCGAACGCACCAGGGACGATGACGTCGCCGCCGTGGTCCTTGTTCCCGAACACTGCGACGAGCGCCGTGAACTGCCCGTCGCCGAGACCGTCAGCGGTACCGACGGCCTTCACGTTGGCGTTGAAGCTCTTCGTCTTCATGCGCTTGCCTCCAACTGCCCGGTCGCCCAGAGCACTTCCATCGCCTGCTTCGGATCCAGCCCCTTGCTGCGGAGCAGGTCGTACGCCTTCGCCACCTCCGGGGTCGCGTCAGCCGGGGACGCCTGCGGACCACCACCACGGACCACGTTCAACGGGGTGATGATCTCGTCGCCGCCCTCGATCGCCGGCCGGTTGTCCATCGCCCGCGCCTCGTTGATCGTCAGCCACGGACCACCAGTCGCCGCGGACGTGATCGCCGCACGCTCCTCGAACGAACCGCGCAGCTTCACGCCCAGGTCGAACTCCGCGTACATCGACTCGTCGCCACCGTTGAGGAGCGGAGTGATGTGCGCGTTGAACGCCTGCTCGAACTGCACGATCGTCGCGCCCAGAGCGTCGCGGTACAGCGACTGGCGGAACGCCTCCATGTTGGAGTAGTTCCCCTGCCGTGCACCGATCATCTCGGGAGGCACGTGGTACGCCGAAGCGACCTCGATGTCGGTGAGGGTGCGCCCCTCAACCTCCTGCATGTCCTTCGGCGAGAAGATGTCGACCTTCTTGACGTCTGCGCCGATCGGCAGGACGGGCATCTTGCCCTCACTGCCGCCACCGTCGGCCCAGTTCGACATCTCCTGCTCAAGCCGGGTCATTGCAGCCCCGTTGAGTCCTTCGACGCCGTCCACCGCGGCCTGGGTTACGACGGCCGGGAACCGGGCGCCCTTCTTCCAGATCGCACGCCGGTACTTCACCGACTCCGTGTGCTCCTCGAGGATGTGCCGCAACGTCTCGATCGGGGGAGTGCCGTTCCCCGACCCGTACCCGCGGTCGAACATCAGCCCGTTGAGCGCGATGTGCTTCGGCTTCCCATCACCGACGAACAGGTCAACCCCATCCACCAGCGACGTACCCGTGTACGTGAACCGCCACGACTGCGCCGGCCAGTGCTGCAGAACAGCACCAGCCCGCGTGTCAGCGGACGGCACCAGCTGCGCCATGAACCGGTCGTAGACCAGGAAATCGCAGAGCATCGTGTGCCAGAACCGGTACTGCGTCAGGAACGGCTGCGGCGACTTGATGAGCTCCGCGAGCGGCCCCTCCGTGACACGCGTCCGGTCTGTGTCACCCTGACGGCGGTACACCTTCATCGGAATCGACGCGATGTTCGACGCGATGAAGTCAACGACCTTCCGCACCGAAGGCTGCGACTGCCAGATCCCATACGCCGACTGCGCGTACTCCGACAACGGCATCCCCGGGTCAGCGACGATCGCACGACCGTCGTACCGCCACGGCGTCCCCAACGACGGGAACTCCGCGAGGATCTGACCGTTCGACTGATCCGACGACTTCTTGAAGAACAGGCTCACGTCATCCTCCAAGCGATCAGGAACAGGGCCACACCCGCGACAACGAGCGCCGCCGGCCAGTACACGGCCGCGACACCCGCAGTGATGAGCAGCACCCCAAGGATCTCGAGGAGGACCACGACAGCTGCACGAGTCATCACGCCACCTCCGAGGTGCCGAACACGCTCGCGTCCGGATCGTTGTACGGGTTCTTCTTCTTCGGCTTCGTGACCAACGCCTCCGACAGGGCATTCACCGTCGCAGCGACACCATCGATCTTGTCCATCGAGTGCGCCTTGTTCGGCTTCACGTTCCCGTTCGCGTCGATGTCCACCGACAAGTTGTCGACGTTCCACCGCAGCACCGGGTTCCCGCCCGTCCGGAACAGGGGCTTCTCCTCGCTGCCGGTCAGCAGCAGACGCTGCAGCTCCTTCAACGGAGGCGACAGGCGCCGGAAGTCCTGGTACACACGCACCAAGTTCTTCACCCCGGAGTCCTGCAGGCTGTTGACCATCTGCGTCGAGTTCCACGGGTCGAACCCGATCGACACGACATCGAACTGGTCGAGGTCCGCTTGGATCTGCGCCTGCACGAACGCGTAGTCCGTGACGTTCCCCGGCGTGGTCCGCAGGAACCCCTGCCGAACCCACGCTGATGCGTTGCCCGCAGTGCGCTTGTTCAACGCGTCCAGGGCACCCTCGGGTATCCAGAACCGCGCGAGGACGTCGTACCCGTTCCCATCGGGGAACAGCAGCACCCACGCGGTGAGGTCCGACGCGGACGCGAGGTCCCAACCGCCGAACGCCTTCCGCCCAGCGAGCTTCGCCTCATCCACCGTGCCGGCGTTCCGATCCCACGAGTCGAGGGTGATGAACCGCGACTCCTGCTTCGTGCGGATCCCGAGGTGCAGACGCAAGTAGTCGCCGAGCTCCGCAGGGGAGTTCTTCGCCTTCAACGCCGCGCTCTCGAGCTGCTTGCGGGACGGGCTGATCCCGTACCCCGGGTTCGCCTTCCGCTGTGTCTCCGGAGCGAACGGGTCGTCATCCTCGTCGGCCCCCCAGATGGCGCCGTACCAGGAGTGATCCTCGATCGTTCCCGCCGCCAGCTTCTCGATGTACAACCGGGTCTCGTCGTAGATCGTCCCCGACTTCGACGCGTCCGGCGTCGTGATCCGAACACCCAACGGCTGCGTCCGCGAACCACGACCAGTCTCGAGCGTCCGAACCAAGTCCGGTGACTTGTGCACGTGGAGCTCGTCAACGATGAAGCAGTGCAAGTTCGCGCCGTGCTGCGCATCAGCAGCCGACGAGATGACCTCGATGTACGACCCCGACTTCGGGTGCACGATCCGCTTCTGGTGCGCCTTGAACCGACCAGCAAGCGCCGGCGTCTTCTCCACCAGCTGCTTGATCGGCCCGAACACGAACCCCGCCTGACGCTCCGTCGAAGCAGCCGTCACAACCTGACCGCCCGACTCACCGTCAGCGCCAGTCATGTACACGGCGATGCCACCCGCCAGGGTACTCTTGCCATTTTTTCGAGGCACGTCGACCATGACGTCACGGATGATCCGCACCATCGCGAGCGCATCCTCATCCCACTGCACCCACCCGAACACCGGGGCGATCACGTACGCGATCTGCCACGGGTCAGGATCCAGCGGCTTGCCCGCCCACTTCCCCTGCGTGTGCCGCAGCAGGTGGAACGTCTTCAGCACCTTGTCGACCCGCTCCGGGTCGAACTGTGCACCCTCAACTTCACGCGGCTCAGGCGTCTTGAACTTCGGGGGGATCTCCGGCAACGGGTAACCCCGGTCCTGCAAGTACCAGGCAACCTCAGGAGACAGCTTCAGCACCTCGAGAGTTGCCTCATCCAGGACGTCAGAACGGGTTGTCGTCTTCCCCATCGTCGGACTCCTTCGCCAAGCTCTGCTCCGAGCTCGGCGTCAGTCCAAACTCCCGCGCCAGCAGCTGCAGCCGATGCCCCGCATTCCGCCTGATCGCAACCGCCGGATGCGGGATCTCACCCTGCTTCGCATCGATCGTCAACGACCCATGCTCCTGCAGAGCCAACGTCGCAGCCTTGAACTCCGACCACGTCTCGCAGTACGTCGCCAGAACCGCCCGATCCTCCGCCTTCACAATGTCGAGACGGGTGAGTTCCGGAACCACACGGTTCCACTCAGCAACCGCCTCATCCGACAACCACTCAGGAGCCGACGGAGGCACACGCTTGAACGCCGGAGCATCCACCACCTTCCGACCACCACTGTCACGACCATTCCCACGCCCCTCAACGAGACGCAGAGCAGCCGGCTTCGCAGCACGAGGCATCAGGACCCCCTAGTAGCCGTAGTGAGACGCGAAAGAGGGAGCCACCGGCGGGCGCTCTTATCCGCGGATTCCGCCTGATGTGGACGCCCCTACCCCCGGGTGGACACCCCACACACCGTCTCTCGGTCACCCTGTCGTCTGGTCTACCGCGTTGTTAGCTCACTGTCAGGTGGCTGCGCCCGCTACGGCAGTTGGTTCCAGA